ATTATGAAAATGATGTTATCACAAAGATTGAATATTACAAACCGGGTGAAGCTACACTGACGCTTTTACCAGTAGATCAGTACAAGTTGCGAAAATCAAATGTAATAGAATGTTTTGACATTAAATTTCTTTCACAACCGGAAACAGATAAACGTGATGATGCAGTTATAGTCACAATTAAGCAAGGCTTCTCGTTAGCAGAATGTCCAAAACCAATTATACAAGCTATCAAATTGCGTTTGTCTGATTTCTATGAAAGAAGAGAAGATCGCGAACAAGGCAATAGTCCGGCATCAAATAATTTACTAAGACCTTATAGAAAATTCTAATGGAAAAACCTTTCATCGGGCAAATGAACCGCAAAGTTTCAATAGTTAAATTTTTGATAACACGAAATTCTACTAATGAAAAAGAAGTTACTCAGGAAGTAATTGCGGAACCATGGGCGGCGATGGTTGATGTTTCAGGAAATGAAGATATAGAAGGAAAAGTAAGGTATTTGGTAAACAAAAAATTTACTATTCGATACAATCAAACGGTGAATGATTTGAAAAATCAACTCGGATTAATCTATGAAGGAAAATTATACGATGTGGTTAATGTCGTAGAAATTGGCAGAAAATCGCACTTACAATTAATCGTGAAAAACAATGAGTAATCTAGGGATAAGCGTTTCGGGTTTTCCGGAACTCAAAGCAAAGATTCAAGAGTTCGGAAACGATAAGGATAAGAAAAAAGAAGTACTTCTTATTCTTAGACAAGTAGCGCGACCAGCTGTTTTAGCGGCCAAAAGTGCAGCGCCAATAAGTAGTAAATCACATATTGCCCGTAGAAAGAAAATCGCTTCGGGAAACCTTAAAAAGGCAATTGGTTTAATTACGGCAAAGTCTGTAAATCCTATGATATTAGTAGGTCCGCGTGCAAAGAATGGAAACGATGGTTGGTATGGTCATATGGTACACGGCGGGCACGCTATTTATCGCAATGCTCAAAATAATAATAAAACACTGAAAAGTGGTCGCAAAAAAAGTGTTTTGGCGCGTGTGACTAATAAACGAAAAGGAAATGTAGTAGGTCGTGTTGAAGGAATTCCGTTTATGGATATCGCTTACGAAAGAAACAAAGGACAAATGACTGCTGATGCAGAAAAAAGACTAACCAATTTTATCCAACGTAGAATCAATAAATTAAGTAACTAATGCTAGAGCTTTCCGACGAATTAACTGCATTTTTATTAGCACAAACCGTTTTTACAAACGTAATGGGCGATAGGCTTTCGCCTATAGTTTCTTCTGCTGACGAAGTGTATCCTTTTGCAAATTATATTGTAAAAGAACAATCCGGGCAAAGTAAAGATGGCGATTCGGCAATGGTAACTTTATTGTTTTATTTTGAGCAAAACAGCTATCGCAAATGCGTAGAATTTTTGGACCAAATGAAACCAATTATCAAAGAAAATTATGATTGGTTAAATTCTGAAATTGAATTTGTAGAACTAGATCAGTCTTTTGTGGGAATTATTAATTTCAATAAGTTTTAAAATGGCTGGAAATACTTATGCAGGAAAAAATTTGAGAATTAGAGTAGATGGAAAAACAATCTTTCATGCTACGGAGTGTTCGTTTACCACATCACGAAACATGGAAAGCATCGCTTCCAAAGATACAAATGGTGAGCAAGTGACACCAGGGAATTACACCTGGGGTGTTTCTACTAATTTTTTAGTGGCGAACAAACCGGATGCTTCTACAACGCAAATTGCTACCAAAGAAATCTTAGATACCTATCAAGCAGGTTCTGAAGTAGAAGTTCAATTTACAACGGATATTGCAGGCGATGTAATCGTAACCGGAAATACATTTATTGAAGGTTTGAATATGACTGCAGGAACAAATGGTGTGGCTACAGGCGATGCTTCATTCAAAGGAAACGGTGACTTTGTAACATCAGTAGCTGTTTAATGGATGATATCACTTTAAAATTAGGAAAAAAAAGTTTCAAGCTAAAATTTGGCTTAAAACTTTTTAGAGTTTTGGGTAAAAAATGGCAGTTACCAGGTATTGATGAAGTAGTACAGAAAATGGCTGTTTTAGATTCTGTAGATGGAAAACTGACTTTTGAGCAGATTGATGTTTTAGAGGTAATTTTAGTTTCGGCTATCGAATGTGGCGGGAATAAAGTGAATTTTTCTGAATTTGATATTATCGATGAGTTTTTTAAGGATCCAAATGCTTTTTGAGCTTCAATCTTTTGAGCTCGTTCTTGTAAAAAAATAGCAGATTTTTTCATTTGCTGTTTAAAAATTAGAGTTAATAATAATTTGAGCGTCAAAAGCGTTGAGCTCTTTTTGGTTGTCCTGTCTTGTATTTTCGATTACAGGAATTTCTTTTATTGTGGCACGAATTTCTTCGATAGTTTGCATTTCACGTTTCAAAGCTTCGGGATTAGATCCTATTGGCACGATGGACCATTCGAGTAATTCTTGTTCATCGAAATAAATCATATCTCTATTTTCGCCTAACTTTTCATCGCCCCAATGTCCTTTTTTTGGATTGGCACCAATGGAAGCCATGCGAAGGGTTCCGGCTTGTATTTTTTGCCAAACCTTTTCAGCTACTGGATTGATTTCGGCACTTTCGAAACGAACAACTGCAATTAATTGATTGCCATCTACTCTTACTTCGGATGTACCAATTAACATATCCGGATTATCAGAATGCGATTTATGCGCATAAAATACTACTGGATTTTTTTCGTAGCGTTTTAAATCCCAACCCGAAATTTTAAAAACAGTTCCGTATGTATCCGGTGTTTCATCAGAAATCACAAATTCAGCTTCGCGATCGCTTTTATTTTTATCCGATAATGCCCGAATTACCGCTTCACGGATTACAGGTTTATTTAGATTGATTTCCATTTTTAAGTGGTTGTATTAAATTATTAGCTATTTGTTTTTCTGTATAAGTATTGACCGGAGTTAAATATTCATTTAATAATTCCGGACCATCATTCATATCTTCTAATTGGCGCACTTCATTTCTACTCATCCAGCCACCGTTCACGGCTTTTCCGTAATATTCACCACGCGATTTAATATCTGAGCGAAGCAATACATTCATGTTTCCACGCACATAATAGCCTGATTTTATTTCGGTAGGTAACAGCATTTTTTTAGCGTATTCCTGCTCAAAATTGGTGATGTGCGGTTGTATGGTATCCGAAACGTGATCTAGTGATTGTTGCTCAATATTATTATTGGTAGATTGCTGTAAGGACTTGATTTTGTGCGGTGCGATGTTTAACCAACGCGCAATATCTTCAATCGAGAATCGGGATTGCTCGATGATTTGTGCTTCTTGCGGTGTGATTGTAATGGCTTTCCACTTCATACCTTCATCGAGAACTGCTACACGCGTAGCGTCTTTTTCGGAGAAAGCAGCTTTTATTCCTGCAATTATAGCAGGCTTTCCAGCGGTGATTGTTTTATCACTTTCAACAACCCCTTGGCGAACGCCTTTATTTTGGAAATTGGTTGCCGAAAATTCCTGAACTTCGATTGCCAGGTTCAATTGCTGTGCTGCATTTGTAATTACAGAAACACCTACAATACCATTGTGAGAGAAGTTTTTGAAATGCAATACTTCGGATGCCAGAAGCGGTTGTGAATAACCTATGACATCGTATAATAATTCTCCATTTTTTATACGAATATCTTTCACGCGGTCCCAATTGATAAAATCAGTTGAAACAGGTTTACCGGAAGGATTTGTATTTATTTTCGCCAGGGCGTTCCCTTTTAGCAATACTGATATTGCCATTGTTTTACGAAAAATAAAGGAAGTCATTAACGAGTTGGGCTCGTTTGCAATTATTATGTGTGCGGGATGATCGCTTTTTGAAATGCGATTGGAACCCTCTTTTTGATAGACTGCAAAAGGGATTTTTGCGATATCATTAGATATCTGATCTACACCGTTGTAAAATGCGGAAAGCTTCAAAGCTTTGGTAGGATTCATTCCCAAAGCTCCGGATGTACCTAACGAGAAAATGCCGTTTCCAAAAGTTCCAAAAAAGGAATTATCGGAAGCAGCACTTCGTTTTTGTGATGTGAACATTTCGCTAAAAGCACCGTTTAAACTCATTACACTATGGTTTGAAGTGTAAAAGTATTAGTATGGTTGACTAGAAATGGTTAAATAATTTAACTTTTGATTGAAGGGTTTATTTAAAAATTAAAGTTATTAGAATTAATCCGATTACTGCTCCACAACCCGCACCTAATGCATAGGTTATTTTTAGAGCTCATCACCGATTTTAAACATTACTTTACGCAGTAATTCTTCAGTTTTTAATTTTGTTGTATCTCCGAAACCAATAAACTCAATTGTAATAGTTATTTTTTCAGAATCTTGACTTCCTAATGATCTTACATTATTATAATCTACATCAATATTTCTTCTCGCTTTAGGTCTTTGAATATTTATTGATTCTCGAATAAATTTTGCTTTCATATTTTTTATTTTTTAAAAATTAAAGTTATTAAAATTAATCCGATTACTGCTCCACAACCGGCACCTAATGCATAGGTTATTTTTTGATTGATTGTTGATATTGCTACTTTTGAAACATTGAATGCCCAAAGCAAACTTATTAAAAAAGAAACTATAAAAACTCCGATGTAAATCCCTTTCGAGATCAACATCGTGTTTATAGCTACTAATCCTATTTGGAAAAACGACTGGAAGAATATTTTCATTTTATTTTTTTTTAGAATTTATAATACCATTCGTCTTTTACTTTTTCGAAGGTATATTTTAGTTTGCCAACTGCTACAGTAACCGTTTCAGCATTGTAAATTTTAGGTTTTGGCAGTAGTTTTATTGCTTTGGCGATATTATCTGTTTTAAGTTGTTCTGATTGGGGATTTTTTTTGGGTGACATATAATTATTTTAAATTTTTGATTTCGATTTTAATGTAAAAAAAAGCGGTTAAGAATTCGATGCAGATTAGTAGCACTACTAGGATATACCGAACGGTATTGGTCCGGATAAAATCGAGTTCAAAAAGGGCGCTGGTAAGAAATGCCAGTAGGAATGTGAGTAGAATAATAGCGGCGATTTTCATTTTTGTTTGGGTTTATTATAATAATTGGTTATGACTTTAAAGGAATTGAAATCGGAATACCGATAGTGACCAAATAATTTATGGTAATTTTCATTTACGGTATTGAATGCTTCTTTGTTTGATTTTGCTATTTTTAGCTGCTGAAAAAAAGCGTTGTAAAATCCTTTTCGGGTGGATAATTCCCTCATTTCCTGATTTTCTTTTTCGAGTTTGGCGATGTAAATTTGTTGGGCTTTAGCTTCGGGATTCATTCTTTATTTAAATTTAGAGTTAGCAGATAAATTGTGTATCTTCTCGGTTATAGATACTTTCATTTGTTTCTTCGGGTGTTGACATGGAACCACCTAATGCGTTGATTGTCGCTATAATTCCATCGACACGGCGACCATTTGCTCCGGAACGGCCTTTATGCACTTTGAGATTGTCATTTGCATCTGCATAAATTACACAGGACGCCAGCATCCAAGCCAAAGCGGGGTTTCCATCGTGTTTTATTTTTCCGGAATACACTAATTTTTCAAATTCTTTGGTAGGTGCTGAAATCGTTCCGATGGCTTGCGAAAATTCAGAAACGTTTAAACCACTTTCTTGTAATTCTTGAATTAATTGTGTGGCATTGTAACGGTCGTATTCTAATCGGATTACTTTGTGCTCATTGTAGGTCGATTTTATAATATCGGCAATTACAAAATAATCTATAACATTTCCGGGTGTGGCAATTATATAACCCTGGTCTGCCCAATATTGATACGGTACACGATCTTCTTTGGAACGCTTTTCGATTGTATCTTTTGGGCAAAAAAGCCAAATTTTAAGGTATCTTTCGCCTAATTCATCCGGTTCTGAAAGTATGGCATACGCACTTAAATCTGTTGTTGTAGATAAATCAAGGCCCGCATAAGCTCCGTATTTTATAAATTTTTCCATTGGGATTTCATCTACTTTATTTTTCATCCAATCCTCATTAAAAATCCATGAAAACTGCTGATCTACCCACATGTTTAGATTTTTAGTTTTGAAATTTCGAATTTTAGAAGGTTGGTTTAGTGCTTTTACAAATTCTTTTTCGATTCCCTCGAGCGCTAAACCATTTCCGAGCAACGGATTTGCTTTGATCCATAAATCCTTATTTTCCCAAGATTCAGGCGTTTCTAAATCTTCCTGGTCTATGTCGTGAATCATTATCCAAAGTGAGTGATCTATATTTCGGCCTTCTAAAACTTCGATTACAGAATCTTCATAGTTTTTGCAAGCGGATTGCACGTTTGCACCTGCAGTTGTTATTTGGTAAATTAACGGCTGTGCTCTTTGCACGGTAGAAGATTCAAGATTTTCTTTTACGGAATCATCTTTGTGGGCGTGGTATTCATCAATGATTCCAACGTGGCAGTTGATACCATCCTGTGTTTTGGAATCGCCCCCCAACGGCATCATAGTTGAACCTGTACTTTTGAATCCAATTATTTTTTGAAGGCAATAAAAGCCCATTTTACGTAAAGCGGGATTTGCCACGGGACTTTCGATGTACATTTTGGCTTGTTTCCAGCAGATGCGCGCTTGCTCTTCTTTTGTGGCCCCAACATACACCTGTGCTTCCATTTCGAGATCAAACGATAGGGCATATAATGCAAGGCCCGCCATTTCAGCTGTTTTTCCGTTTTTTTTGGCTCTTTTATCATAAACGGTATTGATACGGCGAAAACCTGTTTCAGCATTTATCCAACCGAAAACATTATACATTGTAAATTGCTGAAACGGTGCCAATATGAACGGTTTTCCCGCTAATTTTCCTATGGTATGGTTTAAAAATGTAGGGAAGAAACTAAGGATTCGCATTCCTTTTTCATGATCTAGGATAAAGCCATCTTTTTCGGCATTTTCTAACCAGGTGTAAAAACGGTCCACGGCTTGCTTGACGCGTTTTCCGACTACTATTTTCCCATTACGCACATCATTCGCATACTGAAAAGGAACTGAATTAAGTTGTTGGGGCGTTGGAATCATAAAGTTTGCAAGTTATTTTGTTTAATTTAGATTATAATGAGGAAAACCGTAAAAGGGTTAAAATTTTAAATTGCAAATTGTAATTTTTGCAGTGTTTTACTCGATGTATGCGTGTAGATTTCGGTTGTTTTTCTTGAACTGTGTCCCAATAGATCACCAATCAATTTTAAGTCGGTTCCTTTTTCATATAAACCAGTCGCTGCACTATGCCGTAAGGTATGCATGTGGTATTGTTTACCTAAGTACTTCTTAACGATACTGTTGCAACTACCGGAAGAATATTGCAAACTAAATTGACCGTTAAACAGATATTCTTTTGGTAGATATTCTACGTAATACAAGCGGATTATTTCTCTAACTTTTGGTGTTAACGGCACTATCCTGTCTTTTTTCCCTTTGGCTGCTTTGATTTTTATTTGCATTAAAGGGCTGTTTATGTCGGATAATTTTAAGTTTAAAACCTCCGAAACTCTTAAACCAACGGAAGAAGTTAACGCGATTATTGCTTTGTGCTTTTTGTTTTCGATTTTATCAATCATTAAAACCAATTCATCAACATCGATCACTAATGGGATTTTCTTTTCTTTTTTAGCATAAGGAATGAATTCGAATTTTCGGTTTTGCTTTATTGTCAAAACGTAAAATTTTTTGATTGCAGAATGCATCGCATTTTGTGAGTTCACTTCTTTAGCGTTCAATAAATAATTTTTTATCTCTTCGGCCGAAATATGCTTTGGACTGGCTTTTTCTTTGAAATACTCCAGGAATAATTTTATTTGATTGCTGTAGTTTTTTATGGTCTCTTTTGAGAAGTGAATAAATTTCAAATCTCGCTCAAAGTTTTGGATGTAGTTTGCGGAATTCATAAGCTTAGATGTTGATTTTATTGGGTTATTTGGTAGGTGAGTATATGGGAGCGTTATAGGCAAGACTACGTTAAAGCAGAATCATCAAACATTACATTAGTTCCAAACATTGGTTGTCGTCCGAAATTAATAGGGAATAAGTCAAAAACATTATGACATTGCAGTCTGTACCACGCTTCATTATTTATTTGTAATTCTCGGCTTTTAATACAAGTATTAATGTAGTCTTGACCTACTGTTTTTTCTAAATGTTCCCATCCTTCCTCTGTGATTTGGATGTACATATATTCATTGATGTTAAACTTTTTCATTTTGTTTATTTTTAATTATTAATTAATTATTGCCGTCCTGCCTATAACAGCGGTTACATTTCAGCAGCCAAAATCTAGCAACCGCATAGGCTGCCGAAATTGTAGCCGCAAGCGTTAGCGGTCAGTTTGGTTGGCAGTTAAAATAGCCTAACCAAATTTTTTGACGTGCTTCACATAAATTAGACAATTGAACTCCTAAATTATATTCCTTCATTGGGTTTGGGTTTTCATTTTCTATTTCATAAACTAATTCCTTTTCTTTTCTATCAATTAAATCAAGAAACAAATCAGGAATTTGTGTATTCATTTCTTTAATTTTTGCATTATGGTATAATTCAGCAAATTCAACCATTTTACCAGCTAATCCAGCATCAGTGATTACAATTTTATGCCATTCACTTTTTTCTATTAATTCATTTAAAAATTCAAATGCGTTCATCTTGTTTAGTGTTATAAAACCGAACCGCTAACAGTCGCTATATTTCAGCGTTTTATTTAGTGGAATTATCAGTGGTTAATAATATTTTGTTTTCGGCATAAAATTCACGGTTACAAGCCACGCCGAAATTATAGCGACGAACCGTTACAGGAAATGATTAGAAACTGCATACACAATTGAAATCATCTTCGGTTTCTAATTCCATTTCAATAGTTCTTGGTAATTCTGATAATTTTACTAAATCAGCAATTGATTTGTGACCAC